GCGCCTCGATGGGGGAAGAAATCGAGTGGGGATCGCGCGCCGGGCCGCCGGTTATACCGTCGCTGCAACCTTCCTGCCCGATATTGCGCGGCGAGCGCAATCGTTGTTTGCACAAAGCGCAATGAACCCCTGGAGTGTTGCGCTCTTGCATCCGTCCGGCTTGACGCCCTATCACATGCAGCCATGAGCACGACGCGCAATCGTCCGGGCAAGCTGGAACGGCAGGGCGCGCCGCCGCCCGCGCCCGTGCCGACCAAGCCGGGCACGTAAACCACACCGGCGACGGTGGCGGCTTCGGCCGCATGAATCCGGGCCGCAGGGAGATCCCTCGCGATGCCCGATGGAACCACCGTGCCCCACAACCCGTCCGCAGCCGTCATCGGCCGCGAGCAATGGACGACCGCCACCCAATCGAAAGCCGACCCCTTCGTCTTCGTCGTCTCGACGGATGACGTTGACCGCATGGGCGACGTGATCGAGGTCGATGGCTGGAAACTTGCGGCCTTCAAGAAAAACCCCATCGCCTTGTGGGCGCACGACAGCCGCAGCCCCATCGGCATCTGGGAGGATATCGGCGTCGTCGATGGCGCCCTGACCGCGCGCCTCGTCATGGCCGAAGCCAACACGAGCCCGCTCATCAACACCATCCGATCCCTCCTGGCGCAGCGCATCTTGCGCGCGAGCAGCGTGGGCTTCCGCCCGCTCAAGACGGCCCCGCTCGAAGGATCGAAGGTCGGGGGTATCCGCTTCATCGAGCAGGAACTGCTTGAGATTTCGGTCGTGTCGGTGCCGGCGAACGCCGCGGCGCTCTCGGTGGCACGATCCTTCAACCTTCCCGAGCAGGACATGGCGCGGCTGTTCGCCGCATCCGGCCGCCCCGCGGTCGCGCCATCCGTCCGTTCTGGAACCCCGGCGCTTCCGCCGACTTCGCGTGCAACGACCAACACCCAACCGGGGACACCCCAAATGAAGATCGCCGAACGCCTCGCTGCACTCGAAGCCGATCTGCTTCAGCGCCGCGATTCCCTCACCGTCCTTTCCAACAAGGACGCCCTCGACGAGGCCGAGACGAGCCAACTCGATACCATCCCCGACGAAATCGCCGGGCTGGAAAAGTCCATCGCCTCCTGGCGCAAGGCGCAGGCGGCCCTCGGCGCCGCCGCGCAGCCGGCCGGCGGCGTCGATCCGAACGCCCATACGCGCGGCGCGCAGCCGGGCGTCGGCCACAATGGCGGCCCGGCCATCACCGTGCCGGCGACCGTGAAGCGCGGCCGTCCCGCCGACCTCCTGATCCAGGCCGGCTTGATCGCGCTGCGCTGCTACGTCGAGCGCCGTTCGGCTGACGAGGTGATCGAGCGCGACTTCGGCGACAGCAAGGAACTGCTGACCGTCGCGCGCGCCGTCTCCGCGCCGGCCATGACCGGCGTCACGGGATGGGCGGCGGAACTGATGGACACCGTGACGGGTGACTTTCAGGACATGCTCATGCCGGAATCGATCTGGCGCCGCATGCCGATGAGCCGCTTCACCTTCGACAACGGGAAGATCCGCCTGCCCGGTCGTTCGGCGCGCGGCCTTGCCGGCGACTTCGTGTCCGAGGGCCAGCCGATCCCCGTCAAGCAGACGGTGTTCTCGTCGGTCTTGCTGGAGCCCTACAAGCTGGCCGTCATCACCGCCCTCACGCGCGAGTTGGCGAAGTACTCCAACCCGTCCGCGCTGCCGATCCTGCGGCAGGCGATGGTGGACGACACCATCGTGACGCTCGACAGCCTGTTCCTCGACGCGACCGCGGCAGTTGCGACCAAGCGGCCGGCCGGGTTGCAGGCGCTGGCGACGGGGGCCAACACCCGCGCTTCGTCCGGCACGACCCTGGCGAACGTGATCACCGACCTCAAGGCGGCGACCACGCAGATGATGAGCCTCAACATGGGCCGCCGGCCGGTGTGGGTGATGAACACGGTGCGGGTCACGTCCCTCGCCCTCATGACCAACGCTGCCGGCTCGTTCATGTTCCGCGACGAACTGGCGAACGGAACCCTGATCGGCATCCCGGTCCTGCATTCGACCAACGTCCCGTCGTCGGTGGTCTTCCTCGTGGATGCCTCCGAACTCGCGACCGCGGCGGATATCACCCCGGAGATCGAGATCTCCACCGAGGCGACGCTGCACATGGAATCGACCCCGACCACGGCCATCGCCGATGGCACGGGTGCGGTGGCCGGCGAAGTGCAGCCCATCGCGTTCCCCGAGGGCGGCGCGCCGGGCGGCACGCCGGGCACGCCCGCGTTGGGCGACTTCGCCCAGCCGGTTCGGTCGCTGTTCCAGACCTACAGCCTCGCGCTGCGGCTGGTCTGGCCGATCGATTGGGACGTGCGCCGGGCCGGCGCTATCCAGACGATCACCGGCGTGGCGTGGTGATCGACGGCGCGGGGGCTTCGGCCCCCGCGTTCCTTTTGGCCCGTTGATGGTGGAGCCACCCCGATGCCCGATATCGCAACTCAACGTGCCTGCTGGAGCATCCCGACCGCCTCGTTCGTGGCGGAAATGCTGACCGACGATGAGCTCGCCGACGCGGTTGCCGCGGGCCGGCTGATCGAGACGTCTGCCGGCGGGCTGGAATTCATCGACGGCAAGGGCGAGGAAGTCCCGCCGCTTGGCATGGTCGCCACCACGACGCCCGGCGAGACCATGGAAGGCACCGTGTCGGTATCCGGCGGCCCTTCCCGCGACGACCAGGTGTGCACGATCCAGTGGGGCGACGGCCAGCACGATCAGGCGACCGGCGCGCCGCCCTTCGTGTTCGCCCATGCCTACGACTGCCCCGGCAAGTATGTCGTGCAGGCGGTGAACGACACCGGCCAGCGCATCGCCGCCGTCCTCACGCTGCCGCATGTGCCGCAGCCTGTCGTCGCGTCGATTGCCCCGGCTTCGGCCGAGATGGGCGCGGAGATCCTGACGGTTGCGATCACCGGCGAGGGCTTCCTTCCGTCGAGCGAAGTGCTGTTCAACGGCGGATACGAATCGACCGGCGCCTACGTCAGCCCAACGGAAATGACCGTTGGCGTGGACCCGACGACCGCAAGCGGCCCCTGGTCGGTGCCCGTGCAGGTTCGCAACGGCGATCAGATCAGCAACGATGACGTGCTGTTCTCCTTCACGGAGCCGGCCCCTCCCGACACGGTTGTCGGCGGCGAGGAAAGCTCCGCGGGTGGAGAGGATACGACCGGCGGCGAGGACACCACGCTCGGGGGCGAGGATACCGCGGCCGGGGGCGACGTGCTGTGAACGCCACGCCGCAATGGCTCACGGATATGGGCGAAGCCGGCGGCGTGCCGCTGATGCACGCCCGCGGCGCCAAGGAGGGTTCCGTCTGCTTCATGACGCCCGACAAGGCGTCGGCGGCCGTGGCAGCCGGGAGCCACGTCAGCCTTGAGGGTAAGGACATGACCACCTTCGACCTCGCCACGGAACGGAAGCTGCAGAAGTCGGCGTTGAACCGCGCCATGAGCACCGACAAGGCGCCCCGTCAGGTGCCGGACGCCGACAAGGCGGAAGGTGAAACCAAGCGCACCTCGCGCGTCGGCCGCTACGCCAATCGCGCAATGGTCACAAAGCCCGGCGAAGGAAACTGATCGATGGGAGCACGGTCGCGACGCCGCGCCCGGCGCGATAGCCAAGTCGCGACCGTCACCGCAAAGGGCGATACGCCCCCCGCGAACTATCCCATCGGCTGGTGGCAGGCCGCGATGCGAGTCCCGAACCGTGGCGCATCTGCCGCGGTCGAGGCCTGCGTCAGCGCGATCAGCCAGACGGTGGCGATGCTGCCGGCCTATCACTACCGCGAGCGGGCGGATGGCGGGACGACGCTCGTCCGCAATAGCCCGGCGGCGCGCGTCCTTCGCCGACCCAACGATTTCCAGAGCCGCGCCGACTTCTTCCTGAACCTCGTGCGGTCGGAACTTCTGCGCGGCAACGGCTACGCGGTGGCGACGCGCAATGCCCGGTTCGAGATCGATAGCCTCCGGACGGTGGCGCCGGGATCGACCCACCCCTACGTCGAGAACACCTCCGGCGAGATCTTCTACGGGATCGGGTCGGCCGACCTGCTTCCCGATCCACCCATGCACATGATGTGGCCGGCGCGCGACGTGCTGCATATCCGCCTGCACACGGGAAGCCATCCGCTGATCGGCGTCACGCCGCTCACCGCCGCTGCCCTGGCTGTCGAGACGAGCGGCGCGATCAATTCGGGTATCGCGGCGTTCATGACCAACCTCGTGCGGCCTTCCGGCTACCTCGCCGTGCCGCAGGGCGTGACGATTTCCAAGGAAGCCTCGGAGCAACTGCGGTCGGATTGGACCGACAATGCTTCGGGCGAGAACCAGGGTCGGCTTGGGCTGCTGCGCCACGGCATCGAGTGGAAGTCGATGAAGATGGACGCCTTTGATGAGGCGGTCGTCAAAGCCTACGCCATGACCACGGGCGACATTGCGCGCGTCTTCCGCGTGCCGCTGCCGGTGATCAACGAACTCGGCGGGGCGACCTTCAACAATTCGGAAGCCCTCATCCGGCATTGGCACGCGACCGGCCTGGGCTTCATGCTCGAGCACATCGAATTGGCGCTCGATCACCTGTTTGAGTTGCCGGACGGCGAGTTCATCGCCTTCGACGTCGAATACATCCTTCGGTCGGACTTCCTCGCCAGGATGGAAGGGCTGACCAAGGCGGTGAGCGGCGGCATCTATTCGCCGAACGAGGCCCGCCTGAAGGAAGGGCTGTCGAGCGTGAAGGGCGGCGAGGAACCGCGCCTGCAAGCCCAGGTCGTGCCGCTATCGGCCGCCAATGCGCTCGCCGTGCAATCTGTCCCGACCGCGCCATCGGCCCCCTCGGCGCCGACGACCCTGGCGCTGCCGGCTCCCGCGCCCACCGCCGCCTCGCTGCTCGCCCGCATGAGGACTCTTGCCAATGCCCCGTGATGGTGACGACCGCGCCCCGGACGATCCGCTTCTGCAGTCGATTGCCCTCTATGTGCGCGAGCAGGTGCAAGCGGTCGTAGCGGCGGCCGGCGGATCTTCGACGGACAACATCCTCGAAGCCGTCACGATGTTCGTGACCGAAAAGGTCGGCGAGGCGTCGCAGGCGGCCGGCGCGCGCATCGAGGGCGAGGCCGCGGCCCGGAACGAGATGGCGACACGCGTCGATGC